TTATTTTTTCAGTAGTGATGCGGGTCATATTATGGCTGAGAAAGAACCGTTTGCGGCATGTTACTGGGATACAGCAGAAGGCAGGACCTTTAGTTTGCGTTCAGAAGAAGGTGGACAGGACGTGTCTAAAATTGCCGTTTTATTTGGTGGTGGTGGACATAAACATGCCGCCGGTTTTCAACTTGCCGCTGATGAATTGCACAAGTTGGCTAGTGCTTGTTAACAGAGATTATTGGTAAATAAACTATGAGTAAATCAGAATTTAAACGTCTTAATATCCAAAACGGAAGACCTATGTACTCCGATAAAGGTAGATTTGTTGAGATGCACAGAAACCAAAGACAGTATGCTTACCGAAAAGCAATAGAAAAATATCCTGCAATAGCACATCCTTATTTATGGGGTAAAGGTACTCCGGTAGAACATACTGTTAATGAATATAAAGAGCATCCAAAATTTAGAGGATATTATTTTAAGTGTTTAAAAGAAATTCGAGCTAAGAGATTTAAGTAATGAATTTACCAGAAGAGTATAGCAATGAAGTTTTACAGGAAACAGAGATAGGAGCCATAAGCTGAATGGAACAACGTGTTGAAAATATTGTAGGTGAAAAAGCCTATGAACTAAGAGTTTCTGGGCTACCCTGGAAAGACATAGCCAAAAAAATGATGTTTCAAGGCAAGAACCAGGTTGCTTATTTAAATGCAGCTGCAAAGATGTATGCTATTTATTCTGGTAAAGAATGGCCTGTAAAAATTAAAAAGAAACACCCCTGGGTAGTTGTCACACCTAATATGAAATTTCCTCCAGTATCTGTCGATACAGAAATTGAAATACTGGATATGTCTGGTTGCAGGAGTTACATAGTAGGAAGAGAAGCCGAATTTGGAAGAGTACTGCGAAGAAAAGCAGGAGAGTGTATTTGGCACAGAACTTCTGTTCATGCTTACAGGTTATTATAACAATAGCATGGAACCTTCACATGAGCCTATCTTAGGAGAATTAGGATTTTATACTCCTTTATTCTGGTTAGTTGTAGCTATTATTATTTGGAATATATAAATCATGAATGATTTTATAGAAGTATCCTACGAAGTATATTCGACACCCTGGTTTATTCGTCAAAAATTAGCACAACTTGAAGAGCACATTATGCTCAGTTTTGACACAGAAACTCGTAGTGTGTACTCCAAAGAAGAACGTAAAGAAGCTAAACTTTTACTGAAAAATCCTAAAATCAGTTTAAAAAATAAAAAGTTATCACTGCAGGTAGTTAATAGTTCAGGTTTAAGTTTTCCTTCGCTGGTAACTGTTACACATTTTATATTTGGTATCAGTGACTGCGAGAGTGTTGTCCTTATTGCCGAAAACATGGCAGTAGAAATGATTATATGGAACTGGTTAGCCAAATATGAAGGGTTAATTATTGTCCACAACAGTTTGTTTGATCTTAAACTGATGTATCACCGGGTAAAGAAATTTCCGAAGAATTATGAAGATACTCAATTGTTAGCTAAAACTTTTGTTAACCATGTTGATATATGGAAAGCAAAGGTTGGACTGAAAGAACTTGTTGGAGATCACTACCTGCCTGCATGGTCTTTATTTGACACATACGAACCTAAAAATTTAAGAGATCCTAAGTTTCTTATGTATGCAGCTACTGATGGATGTGCTACAATACTACTTTACGAACAATTAGAAGAGCACATCAATAAAAATGAGAGAAATTCACGGGGATACTGATACTAGACTTCATAATATTTGGAAAGGCATGAAAAATAGGTGTAGAGCAAAACAATACGAAAAAACTTATAAAAATATTGAAGTTTGTACAGAATGGAAAAATTCTTATTTAGCCTTTAAATCTTGGGCTTTATCTAATAATTATAACGAAAATTCTTCTATAGATAGAAAAAATAATAATGATAACTACTGCCCAGATAACTGCAGATGGACAAACCAAATAGTTCAATCTTCAAATACTAGAATTCTTTATTCCCATAATAAATCCGGATATAGAGGAGTTAGCTGGAATAAGAAATACAGTAAATGGGAGGTGTCAATAAGCGTAAAATCAAAGGTAATAAAAGTAGGGTACTACGACTGTATAAAAGAAGCTGCTCAAGCTTATGATACCTATGTACGTGATAACAACCTACCCCATACAACTAATAATACTGCAAAACGTACTGAGTCTAATACAGGTAAATTACTACTGACTACAAATACCTCTGGGTATATAGGAGTGAGTAGACCTAAAAGAATAAGACACTTAAAAAATTCTTGGGTAGCGCAAATCTCTATAAAGAAAAAGAAAATATTCAGTGGGTATTTTAAAACTGCTTTAATAGCTGCAATAAGAAGAGAAGAATTTATTATTGCTACAGGCTCAAGCAGTAAACGAAACTTTAGTGATAAAGATTTAGAACAACATATAGAGGAGTTTAGTGATGCCTAACGTACCATTACAATTAGTAGACTCAAAATTTGCTCATTGTGAAGAAAATTCTATGAGTAATAAGACTACTATCATAAATAGCCTATCTGACAAATTTCCACAACAGTATATTGATAATTGGTTTGGTGCTGATAGCTTTTTCAGTACTAATTACCTTACCGGTGTATTAAAACAAGGGTACTTCATAACAGTAGATTACTTTATGGGTTCCGAAATATATTCCGTAAAACTGATATTGTCAGCCACGATTGAAAATGTAACTGGACCTCTTGATACACTGGAATTAGCAAGAAAATGGGTTAAAGAGAATGTCTAAAAGACCTTACGAACTACTGCCGTTTCCTTATCCGGCTGACTATGATCCTTCTGAAGAACAACCTGATTTCTTTTATGAAAACTTTTTAAAGCATTTCATTCCAGATATGATCAAAATAATGGATGCTGGACTGCATATTGATGAAAAAGCAGTCGATGAATTGCGTAAAGTTATTGATGATGTTTTGGAAAAAGTCTCCGTAGCTTTAAAAGCAAACAAGATCGTAATGCGGTATCAAAAACATAGGCTGCCTGCAGCTCAGAAAGCTCATGCAGAGAAGGCTACCCAAGCAGTAAGAACATCAGATCACTATCTGAAAGAGTATGTGGCTTCTGACATGGTACACCGCACATGGGTAATGAACACGTATCTAGAATCTACTGGGGCTAAAGAGTATTGTAAAGAGAAGTGGTCTGTAGCCGAATTAAAGAAGCACAATGTATGGGCTAATGATCACCTGGTAGACATGCTAATTCATAAGAATGTTTCAGTTACCAATAAATATGTGAAAGCAGGGATGGTTGCACTGGCGGAATATAAGGTGGAACTGTGGAACAGGCCACGATACGAAAATGCTAACACAAAAGTTAAGGTGAACGCATTCAACCCTGGAAGCACTAAACAGAAACAGGAACTGTTCAGCATGCTTGGTCTAGAGTCTACTGCTACCAGCAAAACAACAGGTGATGATTCCTGGGGAAGAGATCAATTAGAAGAGTTGCAAAAAAATTCGACAGGTAAAGATCTACTGCTGTTACTGGATGCACTTATCGATCACTCCTTTAGTGGGATTATTAAGAACAATTTTATAAAGGCATTCGACTCTTACACCATTGATGGCGTACTCCACGGCAATATTCGTTTAGGTGGAGCTAAGACTTGGAGAAATACGAGCAATTCACCAAATCTTTTGAATATGCCCTCAACCAAATCCATATACGCAAAACCTTTGAAAAAGTGCTTTATTGCTCCAAAAGGTATGCTTGTAATTCAAGCAGACTATAGCTCTTTAGAAGATGTTGTATTAGCAAATATAACATTAGATGAAGGGAAATTAGCAATACAAAAAGATAAAACTCTAGATGCGCATTGTTACAACGCACTTGGCTACTATCCAGAAGAAATAGAAAAAGTTATCGGAGTGCAGGGAAATTACAAAGACAAAGTACGAAGATTCAAGCAAATGGTTGAAGGTAAAAATACAATCCTAAAAGAAATACGTCAAAAAAGTAAACCTAACACCTTCAAATTAGCTTACTTGGGATTTCCGGATGCAGATAAAGGAGGAACAATAACTAAAGAAATTTATGATAATTATCATAATGTTCTTTATCCAGAAGTTAGGGCATTCTTAGATGATTATGTTATACCTACAGCACAAAAGCAGGGTTACCTGCATTTGGGCTTAGGAGCTAGGATTTATTGTGATAACGTAGATGATGTTTTTCGTACTCTTTTTAACAGCAACTTTCAGTTTTGGAGTATACTTACATTAATAGCTGTTAATGAACTAAATTATCGAATAGAGCAGGAACAGCTAACCGAAGAAATTCAAATTACCTCCACCATTTACGACTCTATCTACTCTAATATTTCAAGTAATGCAGAAATAGTAAAGTGGTATAACGATAATTTAGTCGAAATAGGTAAAAAAGATTTTCTTGTGTGCCAACAAGTCCCTAATACACTTGAATGTGGTATTGGACGGAACTGGGCAGAAGAAATAGCACTGTCACCTAACGCAACAACAGCAGAAATACAAAAAATCTTGAATACTTTTTAGTTGTTGATACTCGTTATGTTAATGACTACTTATAGGAAACAGTATGACTATGATGCAAACAGATAAACCAGAAATGAAAATAGGAGTAACAAAAGATAATGACTAATTCGATTGATGAAATACTATGGGAAAACATGGTAGCTAAATTAGCTAAACCAGGAGAAGAAATTCGTAAAAGCCTTACAGCTAAAGAGGCTCATGAATTACATATGGTTATAGGTATAAGCGGAGAAGCCGGGGAGTTACTTGATGCTTTAAAAAAAGTTAGTATCTACCGAAAACCTTTAGACAGAGAAAATGTAATAGAGGAACTTGGAGATCTAGAATTCTATATGCAAGGGCTAAGAGGTAGTTTAGGTATAACCAGAACAGAAGTACTAGCACATAACTTTAATAAACTAGCTAAGCGTTATGAAGGATTTAATTATTCTGATAATGCTGCACAACAAAGAGCAGATAAAAATGACTAACCCTCTGCAGTATAACGACCACAAAGCCGATATGCCGGATGACTGCATATTTAAAATTAGCCCGAGTCAATTCCCTAAATTTGCGGATAAACCACATTTTTGGTATCGATCAGAAGTGCTTGGTATTAAAGACTTCGAATATAATACGTCAACAGTATTAGGTACAGTAGTTCATTACTGCGCTGATCAAGTTGCCAAACAATTACCGGTTGATACCAATATTATCACTGAGTACATAGAGTCTTTTGAAGATAAAGAAGACTACGATCCTGATGCTGTAAAACACCATTATGTTGAAATGGCTGAACACCTGGTAAATGACTATGTGCTTGAAAATGCGTTTCTCGAAACAGAGAAATTTGTTGTAGCTCCAATACGCGATGGTTACTATATTGGTGGTCAACTTGATGCTCTCCAGGGAGAAAAAGACGAGTGTATGATTGTTGATTATAAAACATACCATTCAAAGACTACCCCCAGAGCGTTTAACTCTACTTACCGTTACCAACTGCTTACTTATGCTGCAGCTTTAGTTCGATTAGGTTATACACCCACACGTATACGTTTGGTCTATGTAAATCGCCATATTGAAGGTGCAATCAGTGAAAAGACAGGTAAACAGCTAAAGTCCTATCCACCGACAGTCACAGTGCTTACCGAGACTATTACGGAAGAAGACTATGCGTTCATAAACTCTCTTTTAGAGTTGTGTGTAGACAGTGTTGAAGCCAGTAAAGCACACCCAGAATTAACTCATGTCATTTGGCATGACCAACGCCTTAAAGAGGAAAAATAATGAGCAATGTAAAACTTTTGGTAGCAGCTCTTCCGGCCATCGGTAAAACAACCCTGTTACAAAATTTAACAGACACCCTGGTAATCGCAAGAGACGGTAAAAAATACCCTTTTGCACAACCTCATATCAATGTTCCTGATTACACATCAGTCAGTGAACTTATCGATATAATCTCAAATACTGTTGAAAAGTATGAAAACAAAATGGGTGAGTTACCAAAAACAGTAGCTATTGATTCAATATCCAAAATTTTATTAGATATTGAAGGTTACTGTCTGGCAACTATTAAGTCTTTTCCTTATGGAAAAATTAATACAGAAATTAAAGAATTTGTCGATTTCATCGAAAGGGACCTGGCTGATGCTTTTAATGTTGTTCTGGTATCACATGCCTTATACAACGAAGATACTGTTGGCTACTCACTGGTTAATGCTGGTGGAAGTTATGGTAAGAAAGGTGGAATACTTTCTGAAGTTGATGAGTCTGTATTTTTGGAACTTAAAGGTAAAAACCGTGTAATTCATTACCGTAATCCAAAAATGTGTGCCAGAACTACTGTGAAAAAATTACCAGACAGTATCGATAACAAAGACTTCGACTTACAAAAACATTTAGATATGTTGCAAAGCAGACAATCTGAAGCTACTGCTTGGTCTTTAGGCTAATTTAACGTTATGTGCAATTTTCAAACTGCAAGGTTCGGGATAGTAGCTTGTTCTAGACACAGCTCCATCTAACGACGCGTAGCGACTATTCGCACATAACTATTTATTTAACGTTTTTAACCTTTTTATTTCAATATACTGTGCTCTGATCTACTGACTCTGATTGGCCATATACGTTGTTACATAACAGACAGATATTGTATCTTTGTCGGTTAAAAGCTATTTATTTAACGCCTATATTTAATGAAACGAATGTATTTTCGTTTTTGAATCTTCGATGGGAGACATCTAGAGGTAGGCTATTTATTCAAGGGGTGTACAAATAAGAAATAATAGTAAAACATTTCATGTTGGATTATTTCATTCTCTTGTAGAGGCTGTTATAGCCAGAAACAATTTTATAAAATTACATTCACTTAATAATACATTAAGTGGTATTTAATAGGGAATTTTCCCGTCAAACTAAAACAACACACTGAGTGTGTAGGAATACAGCATATATGAGCTTCTTCAAATCCTCAAAAAAAGCAGAAGATGTAAAACAAGGTGGCAGTAACCACATTACGTCGTCTGGTGTTTACCCAGTAACTTTACTTGCTCCAATCGTAAGTGTGTCCAAAGGTGGATCTACTTCGATTGATATGTTCGTTGATCATGCAGGGCAAAAACAAGTCATCTACGGCAATCTACGTATTACCAACAAAGATGGTTCTCCTAATAAAATTGGAGCCAAAATCTTTAATCAGCTGATGATCATTGCTGATGTTGAAGAAGTATCTGATCCTATTGAAATCGATCTTCCAATCGGTAAGAAAGCAGCTATTAAGACTGTAGCTGCTCTGGAAGACCTGGCTGATATTGATGTCATGATGCGTGTTCAAATGGAGTATGGCATTTACCAGGGAAATATCACCGAAAAGAAAGTTATTAAAGCTTTCTTTCGTGCTGGTGATAACGCTTCTGCAGAAGAAATTGTTAACGATGAAGAAGCTGGTTCAGCTTTCGAACGTGAATCAAAGTACCTGGATAACATCACATTCAAGGATGAAGTAACACCAGAGCAGGTTAAACAGTGGATCTCGGACAAACGTCCAAAAGGGACTGCTGGTGACTCTGCTGGTGGAGCTGATACTTCTGAAAAGAAGCCTAGCTTCGGCAAGAAACGTGCTTTCGGCAAGAAGAAAGAAAGTTAAGGAGAAGGCTGGTGTTAGACACCTTAAAAGCAACTGCTGTGACTATATCAGTAGTTTTATTTTTAGGTACTCTTACCTTTCTTGTACCTATATTGATTCTAGCTGTAACAAATGCCGTAGTAGTAATTATAGTGTTTTTAATAGTTAAAGATCACATTACTTCTAAACCGTAATATGTAGGGGAGCAATCCCCTACATTTTTACTATAGCCAGCTTATTGCGGGAAGCTGAGCAGCTTCTTCCACAATATCATCAGGAAAATTGACTCTAGACCAAATATTAAACGGATTATCGTCAATAGAATCTGCCTCTCCAAATGCTTTTTCTACTGCAAGAATACTAATCATAGAAGCAGCACGTTCAGTAAAGAGACTAAATATAATTTTAAATTTTCTGAAAAAGAACTTTGTAAACATAATAGCTCCAAGATCATTAATAGTTTGAAGCTCTTTAGAAGTAACTACATCATAGTTTACAAAAGTTTCTACAACTTCTTTTAAAACCTTTTGTTTGTATTCTAGTCTAGTTTCTCTTGATTTAAACTTCTTAGGGACGTTTGATGTTCTATGCTTGTACAAAGCAAATCTAGCAATGAAATCACTTACCTGTGTAGCCCTAAGCAGTAATTTGTAAGGTCCAGTAGTTTTATCCATATATAGGTATTTATAGGAGGTAGCTACATATTCATGTAAATACTTATCAGCAAGCTCCTTTGCTCTTTCTGCTAATTTTGCTTTACCACTATATATATCCTCTTCTAAATTAATATCTTCTATGATATTTTGAAAAATGCCTTCATCAATTAATTCTGCTACTGGATTGTTGTCTACACTGTCTTGTAACCTACTTAGCTTAAGTTCTAACTTTTTACGTTTATTTGCAGATAACTTGATATTACTTTGTAATTCTCTTTCTGTAATATCTCTTTCAGACAAATCTTTCTGATAGTTTTCCAACTCTACTAGTGCTTCTGCCTGGTATGTTGCTATATTTCTGGGATTTACCCCTTTAGCAAAAAGGATAAGATTATTACTGACAAAGTTAGGTAATAGAATAACACCTGTCTTTATGACAATATTCTCTTTAGCTATTTTAACTGTTGCTATCCACAACTTTTCAATATCTACATTAGGTGCTTTAGGAAATAGTGTATTGCCTAAAAGCCATGTTAGTGTTTTATTGACACTTCTAATTGTACCTCCAACAAAATTTTTCTTATCTGTAAATTTCATTTTTCTGAAACCGAATATCAGATTTAAGAATTCCTCCCTAATATAAACATCTTCATTTTCACCCCAAATACTTTTAATAGCCTTTTTCATTTCTAGAGGCATAAGTTTATACATTTCTGCTATTTCAGGATCTGAAGAAGTTTCAGTAAAATTCACATATTCACGTAATTGCGTACTTTTGTTTTGCTCAAATTCTTTTTTAGCTTCTATTAATACTTTTTTGTTTATTTCTGTAGAGCCTGTTTTATCCACAATACTTCCAAACATACGTCCTAATACATGATCAAATCTGTTATCCCGGTTGAGCAAACTGTCTTTATTGTGTTCAGACATTAAGTAACGTAGATTAACTGCATTACCGTGCTCAGACACAATAGGCTGCAACTTTACTGTTTCTGTTGGTTTAACACGCTGAGAAAGCTGCCTATAAGCCTTTAAACGTTTTTCTGCTATTACTCCAGCAGTTTTAATTTTAGCATCTCTATAGCTCATTTCAGGGTCCATAGCCTGGTAGATATCCTGCAATGCTTCACCTTGATGTTTTTTAGCTGTAAGAGAAACAATAGCTTTAACCCAGGTAGCGTCACCTCCATTAGGATTTACCATTAACCATCTTTTTTCTGATTTATCAGAGATATCCATCGTAAGAGGTTTTTTATCCGCAGCAGCATAGGTGTAACCTTCAGAAATTAGTATGTCTATCTGGTCAGCAGTTGCTGTTCTTACATCTACTCTGGGATCAAATGTTTCTTTAGAGTATCCTTTTTCTGTTTGCATTTTATTATTGTGAAACAGTTTTTCTAAAGACATTTCTTTATTTAACTTGTGCAAAGAAAATAACTTAGCTATTCCATTATCTAAACCATCAGCAGCATTTTCCCTCTTATATACAGCATGGGCTAAATTTCGATAATCTTGTTTACTGTGTTTAATACCATACAAGGAAGCCAGTTCATCAATAAGTTTAGTAGCCCTATTCAAGTCACCAGATACTTCAATACCTAATCCCGCTGCATTAGCGATTGCGTAAGCATTATTTAATTGCCAGTCTACGGTATTGCTAGTAGCCATTTTTGAGCCTAAACCTTCTGCCTGGTTTATATAAAGCAAACCATTAGCTTTATATTCTTTTCTAATTTGTTTTTCTAAAGAAGTAATTAAAAGGTCCAAAGAGCTATCTGAGCTTAGAAGCCCCAGTAGATTATCGGGCGTATATTTGTCTCTTTCAGCAGTATCCAACAAAGACACTAAATCCAGCTTTATAAATATTTTATAAAGAGCTTCACTTTCTTCTGTAGTAACTTCTGTATGAAAACCTTTACGAATATGTTTAATTACGTTTGTAGCTTCACGCATACGTGCTTGGTCTACAATATGCTTAGAAGCTCGAAGCAAAGAATGCCATACAGCGTTATTTCCTTTTTGCTGCTGTATTTCTCTCACTAATTTAACAAAGAAATTTCTTTCTGTTATTCCTATATTGCGACTAACTTGTTTGATAACAGAACCTAATTCAGCATATATTTTAGAATCTAATAATCCTGCCAAAGTATGAAGTACTCTACCCGGAATACGTTTAGGCTTATCTTTCCTAGCATACTTAGCTGCAGGTGCAAATATCCAAGCATGAATTTTATCTACCGTTATCTGATTAGCAGAATCAAGTACATTAAACATCCTAAAAATACTGCGCTTTTGTTTTTCACTAGCAGTTAAGGCTTGATCTAACATTTTTCTTAAAGCTTTATCTGCAGTAAGATTTTCAATACCCCGTAGCTTATTAGCTGCATATTTAAGTGCGTCTTTATACCATTGCACTAAACGTTCCCATAAACTACCTTCACGCTTAGTTCTATTTCTTACTGTTAATGTAGATAATTTAGCTGCAAATCTTTCATTAGATAATCCATAAGCTACAAATTCATGCAAATAAGGATTTACAGTACGACCAGAAACAGGATCTTTATAACTACGACTATTATTAAACAAATACTCATAAGTCTCTTTAGCTGTTCGTACTTCATCTGCTGTAAAATCTTTACCTTTAGGAAGAAAATCTCTCCAAGTAGTATTTTTCTCAGCAAGTGCAAATATTTGTTTTAAACCTCTACGTAAACCGGAATTTGTATCTACTGCGTACTCAGTTACGGCATGTATAAGTTCGTGCACATACGTTTCTTGTGCAGACATCTTTACGTTGTTTTTATTGCCTGTTACTGAACCTAATACATGAATATCTTGAGTACCATCTGTAAAGGTACGCTGAGCACCTATTGTAGTGTCTCCGCTTTCACCCACTTTAATATCGATATCATGTTGTAACTTGATAAAGTTATCTAACAGTTCCTGTAAGGTAGCTGTATGTGCTGTAGATTCTTTTTCTACTCCTACATCTTCAAGCTTACTGAAGATAGTTTGAATAGTAGTAGCATCTATAACTCCTGAAAATAAAGAGGTAAAATTTTCAAAATCTATGCTTCTTCCGATAGAACCTTTAAAGCTTTCTATTTCTTTAAAAACAGCCGCTATTGGCCCATCAGAAGAATCTAAAGGCTTAACATTTTTAGTTTCTAAAATGTACACAGATTCTGAATCATGATATGCAGAATGGTTAACAGCTATATGAGAATGATCTTTTAATAAGCTCTCCCTGGCTGCTTTAACTTCTGTATGCAATTCTTTTAATTCTGCTATTTCTTGAATTAAGTTAAAGGCAATTCTTTTACCTTTGTCATTTTTGCTGTACAAGTTTTCTGACAAATGAGTAGAAATTTGACTACGTTCTTCTTCAGGTAGTGCTCTAACACTTTCGATAACATTATTAAGACTATCTGATACTTCCTGCATTAAGTCATATGAAGTAACTACATCTATAAAAGATTTATTATAGACACCTGTACCTTTAGCTACATCAGCTAAAGAGTACACTGCTGCATCGTGTACATTTAATGCTGCAAAAGCAGATAAAACAGCTTGCTGTATAACAGAGTCAATATTGTGAATATTAGTAACTGTTCCAGCTACTCCCGGGTCAAGGAACTTATAAGATTTTGCATAACTAGTGATACTGGAAGTACCTTCTTCTCGTGCAGTATTCCTTAAAGGTCTACTAAAACTTATCTGTACTTGGTATGCTTTGATATAGTTTCTTCTTAAACCTCCCTTTATGGCTATTATTCCGTCATCTAAGCCTTTAGAAAGTGGTCCTTTGACAATGGGCATAAACTTTCTTAAAGTGTCTAAGAGGGCTTCAGTCTCCTCTAATGACGGTATTCTACCAAGTTCCTCTTTTTTAGCTTCTAAAGCAATTTCAAATTTTTTGTTAAACGTATAAAACATAATTTGAAAAGCTTTATTAATTTTCTCTCTATATTTTATAAAGTTACCAAGTCTGTCTTCTAGAGACATGGTAAGAGCTTCACCATGAACTTCTAATACTGACTTTATAAAAGTATCCTGCTGTTTGTGTGTAAGTACAAAATCTTTATCCAGCTTCTGATCTATAGGTATAATTTCTTTTATAAGTGTCTCTAACGCATTCCCTAATACCATTAGTTCTGCATCTTCTGCTTTGGCTATTTTGGAATAAAACTGGTTCAGTACTGCGTATGCAAAATTTTCTTTAGCTTTTTTTAGCGCAGATCCATAATTGGTGACCATTAAAGGATCTTTACTAAATTCACGTCCTATATCAGATATAAGATTTCCTTCTTTTATGAATGAACCAATAATGTTTCTAGTAGCAATCGATATGGCTTTTGCGTTGTTTTTGTTCTTGTTAGCCATATCAGATATAACTTTCTGCCATTTAGCTGTAAGTTTCTGATACAAGTCCATAGAATTAGGCAAAGCAGCATGAGAAGGATAATCAGTAGTTACATTGTCTAAAAATACTCCACCAGAAGCCAGGTCTTCTACACCGTCTAATAGTGATAACATATTACCAATCATCACTCCGCTGGTAACAGCATCTGTTTCAATACCCAAGGTAGTTAAGAAAGGCTTATCAGGAGAATACTTAGTTAAAGCCAATAATGCTTCAAATGTATGCATTTTTTCTCCACCTAACTTAACAGCTTCTTGTATAGCTATTATGTCTTCTGGGGTCCTGTCGTTAACATTTTTCTTTAATGCATTAACAGCATCCTTTGTAGCTGCAAGAATACTTTTAAATTCTTTCAAACTATCAAGAAAATGATGTTTATCTATTCCATAACCAAATGCTTGAGCTACTGCTAGTTGAAATGTCCTATTTAGCTTAAGACCTTCTACAGATACCAGGTGACTTTTTAAACCAATCATGTGCCTGATTAGCTTGTCTTGAATAGGGTCAATAGTATTATTGTCTATAAACAGTCTTCCACCCCGGGATACAAAATACTTCATGTAGAAAGATTGTTGAGGTTTACGTAACTTCCCAATAAATTCTTTAATATTGTCCAGACTACGATCAATTCTGTTATTAACAGCTTGTAAACTTTTACGTTGAGTTACATGCGCATTTTCTATGTCAGTATTTCTTCCTGTGACAATAGCTTGTGTTGCTTCATCCAGCTCAAAGAATTTATTTACAGTACTATTTCTAACAGTCCACTTATCCTGTTGTATATTTCTAATAGTGTTACCGGTTCTTTCTGGTGTCTGTTGACGAGTACCTCTCATAAACTTAGGAGTATGTGTAGAAGGTTTACTCCCGGGAAATACTTTATAGTTTTCTAGATTAAGAAGTTCAGGAACAGCTTCAGTAGCTTTTCTTATTTCAGATAAGGTTTCAATATTTTCCTGACTAACTATTTTTACAAAAAGAGTATCTTTACCAACTGTCTGCTGTGATTCGCTGATAGTTCCTGTATCTGAAGGAAAGTCTGTAGCAGGTACAGCGGTTTGTTGCAGCGTTCCTCTGTCTATCATATAAGCTACAGCCAGTGCTCCTAATGCTACTTTTAACCGAGGTGCTACAGAACCATCGACATCAGATACTTTAGCTTTAAATCCAAGCATACTAAATATCTCAGAACCTAAGCTGTCTATGACACTAGACTGTACAGCTCCTATATCAGTAAATTTTTCTTCGTGTTTTGGTTTTACCCATTCACTAGTATTTCTACCAAATATTCTATTTATGTCTTCCCAGGTGTTTGTAAACGTACCGGTAGCTTGAGTAGCTAACCAATTAGTAATAGCGATACCAGTAGCTTCAATAACCATAGGATCTACTGTGTAACCGCCTGTTTCTGCTTTCTGCAGTAAATATTGATACATATCCGTATACTCATCCAGTACAGCTCTATTACCTATAGCTTTACCTTTTGTGAAGTTACCGAATCTACTGTCTGTCATGTATGGGAGAATAGGTGCGTTATCTTTATCTCCATGTACAAAAGAATTAAACCCTTCGGTATTTCTTTTAATATACTCAACAAATTGTTTATCTTCTTTGGAGTATTTTGAGTAGGCAATAGCGCCTTCTTTAGTGTTGTTGAGATAATCAGACAAGGATTTAGAATTGTGAAACAGTACGTTCAGTTTCTTTGAGCTGGTCTCTATGAAATCAGATAACCTTCTAAGTCCTCCAATTAGTATTGAGTTGTTCAGAATATTCTCTGCTGCAGTAGCTGATATTCTCTCAATAATTTTTTGGTTCTTTAGTTCAATTTCCCTGCTAGGAGGCTGTATAACATACTCTTCTTTAAGAGCTGTTTTGCCGTAAGCATCTAACAGCAAGGTTTGCCTGGTTTTAAGGTTGATCTGAATAAGGTCATGAACAGCTTTACGCTTCTCTTCTTTAGAAGCTTCAGGATCGCTTATAATGTTAAACCCTTTTCTGTTGCCTTTAGGTAATCTACTGTTATCTAATGACAACGTAATTACATTATGCTCTTTAAGAATTTTTTCTACATTACACGCCATTACAGAATACCTGATTTTAGTAGAAGAGATACTATGCTAAGTAGCTCTTCATCTTCTTGTTGAAGGTTCTGAGTATACTCTATTTTTTTGTCTAGTGGCTGATTACGCTGCAGTACAGCTCTTTCAGCGCCTGGTCCAGAAGATACTTTTACTTTAGGAAGAACTTTTTCTATTATCTCTTCAAAAGAATCAAATAAGAAACTGTCCGTACTAAAAGATTTTGTACTGAAAGATTTGGAAGAAAACATTATTCATTAATACTCCTAAACAGATCCGTATCTCCACTTCCTCCTACTATTTCCGTATCATTCATAGACTTAGCATTAGCATTAACTTCACCTGTAATGGTGTAGTTTAACCCACTTGTTTTACTTTCTACTGCTGTCAGCTGTGCTTGCTCACTAGCGGTTAAAGCACTTCCACCAGTAGTTACAACAAACACTTGAGACTTCCAGTTGATCTGTACGCCATATCCTGATGTAGAAGGGTCTTTAACCGGGTAGGCACTATCCGCTCTGTAGATGCGAGCTGAGTCTGTTTGTTTAACAGTGTAAGTCACACCTGTAGGAGAGTTAAAGTAAATATCAACTACACTATTATTTATTAAATAATTGCCTGTATCATTAGCCGTTATTCCGTTCCAGAAGCCTGTAATACCTATCGCATCAGTTAATGTATAACAGTAAAAAGCATAAAACTGAGCTGCAATAAAATCGGTATCTGTAGCAATCTCTATCTCATCTCCAGCGTAATCAGCTGTAAACACAGTTACTGCACTGCCATCTACTGAATTAATAGCGTAAATAGTATCTGCACTTATAAAGTTACTGCCATCAGCAGTAATACCATCTGTACTTGCAGTAACAATAGTTTCACCGTACTCAAACGATGTACCTGCATCTAAATGTGCAAATCGGATACGTATTGAATCACCAGAAGAAGCGTAATCCACATGACCATTCGTGTACGAAGTGGAATAACCTGTACCTGTCGGATCACCGCTATAAATAACTTTATCTGTAGTTACATTGTATACGTGCAGCCTAGTATCACCACCTATACCATCAGGCAGGTTTGTAATAGATATATTTGCCAGCACTGGTTTAACGTAGTAAGTTCCATCATCTGCTTGGAACCGTGTAAAATCTGGGTGATCAGCACTACTTCTCGAAACATAAAATCCGACCAAAGTAGGTGTATTACCTTCTTCATATCCGTACTCAGTTTCTACAGCAGAAGCGTTATAAATAACCATATCAGGGAGTTCGAAGTACCTTAACCCGGTACCACCAGCTATCACAGTGTTAGGGTTATTAGCGGCATTATAATTAAGTTGGTCTGCTATATCTGTACCACTGTTAGTACCACCATCAACTATCTCATATGCAAACACTTTACCACCAACGGTACCGCCAGTTACTAGTGTTATGTCGACTGTAATACCTGGATCTGTACCAGCATAGTCATGACTCTCGTTAGCTAACCCTACTTGGTATAAGGTAGATCTCAATGCAGAATCACCACTGGCTGTTAGAATATCGATTCTACCTTGCTTACTACCTGCAAGAAATGATTTAATCAGCAAATAGTTTGAGGTATCTGTTGTAGCCACTCCGTCATGATCTGGATCAGACCAATACTGAAAAGCTTCGTTAACCACATTACTAGTCAGTGCTACTGCCGTAGATGCCCCCGAATCAATTTGTCTGTAGTGCGTAGTAGAATCAGTAATTACTCCAACGGTTTTAACAGCACACCATTTCTCTATGGGATTAGCTGAGTCAGCAGCAGCGTATACCTCACTGCCAGTACCTTTCCATGTGCTCATGTCTGAGCAGGTCATGCCACCAATTAAGTCAATACGAACTAAACCACCGATAACATCCATCAGTAGAGGGGTGTTGTAGTAACTTGAATTAGTACGGATAGCATCAGCTAATGAAGATCTTACATCCAGAGCTTCCTGATCAGCGGATATAGACAATACCTTAGTCGTTCTGTTGTATGTATAGTCGGTAGTTATTACTAAACCGTGGGAGGAATTATAAGCCTCATCATAATCAAGTGTAATATCATAGTCACCGTTGTAAGGAACTACGTCTTGTCTATTTACTGGTACATAACCTTGCTTAAGTACTTCAATATCCATAGGATCATCATCTGGATATGTGTAGCTTAAAGTTACCCCGGTTGTACTACCAACTATCGTTTGAGAGTCATCTTCAAAATAGCGAATTAATGCCGTTACATCTGAATTGATAACAAGTGATACTGTTGGAGTAACGACTGTTAGTGTTCCTGTACTCGAATTATTAACAGTTAATGCATTGGCAGATTGAATACTAAAATCTGTTGTTCCCGTGTACTCAATATCGTAAGTGTTGCCATATACTGTTAGATTTGGATCAGACCAAGAACCTGTTTGATCGCCCGTTATCCTTATGGCGGGTGCATTTGTATTATCCTTAAAAATAGCATCTGTTACCACATCATCAAACATCGTTTCGCTGGTAATGTCCGCTATGGATGCGGTTTCACCTGTAACTACATTGGATATCGTAGCCCCGCTTAATGATGCACTGTTGTGTACAAGAGCCTTACACGACGATACATTAGCACCGGTAATATTTACTCCTGATTTCCATTCAACAGTACGACCTACAAAATTACATCCTGTAAATATATAAGTGGCAGATAAGCTAGAAGCTGCATCTACCGTAAAGTATTGAAACGTATCTGAAGCTACTATTGAGTTAGCAAAGTTGTAAGAGTCAGCCGCTGATGCTTTTATTGTTAAAGCAATATCTTGATCACCTACATTCCATTGATGCTTATTTTCATGTTTTAAGATATAAGCAGAAGGAGTTTCTAAGCTTGAGGCAGCAGCATAGAAGTGAGTTTCATTAACACCATCCCCAAGCTGAACACCAAACTTCTTTAAATACTGCCCTGTCCCTTGTAACTGTACATACTTGTTTCCTTGATTTGGTGAAAACTTATTGTTTAGTTCCTGTAAAGTAACGGGAGCACTAACACCTCCACCGACTATAATAGCTTTCTGGATAGAATATACATTAGATATTCTAAAATATTGAGGGTTACTATTGTTTGGGGCTCTATGAAATAGGAAGCTTATTTTAGTAATGTCTGTGTAGTCAACAGTTCCGCTGCTATCTAATATAGTTCCAGTAGCAGGGGATATAATAAAAGTGTCTTTAGTTGTATGGATAGCATTATCTCTATTAGCTGCTTGAAAGGCATTCCAGTTGCCAGAGCTGTCACCAAATACAATTACAAAACCTTTATCACCAAAAAAATCAGTTGGTTGCTCATTAATATATTGAAAAGCTAGTACCTTACCAGTAAAATCTTTTGCTGTAAAAACACTTGTAAACCCTACAAACTCACCCGCAGCAGCTAAAGGGTCGTAAGTTGTGGTACACTCCAATGACTCTGCCCCTGCTAGTATATGGTGCTTGTAGCCTGATGTATTAATACCGTCTATTGTAGCTGCAATAGAATCATCTGAATCAAAAAACAAACACTTACCTAACGTGTAGGACGATATATTAGCTGTAAAGTTTAAAGTAGGCTCATTTTCATATTTCTTAACGTAGAAAGTATCGCCAACTAAACCAGAAACAACGTAAGTCTTACCTGCGCCAAAACCGACACCCCCACCGCTATCTGGAGTTACAGGACATATATAATCCCCATCAGTTAAACCATGTCCTGGGGAAACGCTTACAAGATCTGTAGAACTGCTTGCAGTGTAAGAAACTAAAGAAGTTACTCTATCAGAAAAATCAAAAACATCTGCTACTAAATTACCTATTATAAGAGTCTCGTCTGTAGCCTGGGTTACTCTTGGCTGCGCTATCCCGCTAGAGGCATTTTTTATAGACAATACAGATTTAGTTCCTTGATTCGGTGAGTATATACCTATCGAAGGAGTTACTCCTGCTACAGACATTACATCATAGCCCACCCAGACACTGTGGGTTGAGTTAAGGTTATTAGCGGTTACAAGTTGTGTTACGTCTTCAATAGGTGGTAGTAGGACGCCTGTAGTATTATAAGCTGTTCCGTGATATAGCACCAACTGATCACTGCCATTACTAGACCCATCCACTGTTAGTAGAGGTTCTAAAGCTCCGCCAGGGCTACTATAGGTTCCACCAGAATAAACATGCGGAGTTGCTGTTGTGTCAGCATCTCTGACTACGATTATAATAACTGTCCAATACGCAGTAGTATTGCCGGTAAAGGTAACTAAAGTTCCTGCCTCTGTACCAGCACTGACTTTATAACTCCATTGCGCTTTACCATTGCTCTGAGAGAGCATTGTTCCCTCTAAAGACCATCCTGATGGCTGCGTGAAAACAGTTGACCCTGTTGACACCCTCTTAGTCATTAAGGCATAGATAACATCCCCTGATACTATATCATCAGGTAAAGTAACATTAAAACTTCCTGTTGCAGTTGAAGAATAGTAAGTGGAGTTACTTATTATATAAGCCATTACAGCAACTCAGTCCCAGCAGCTAAAAAGAAAGGACTCACTATGGAAGTCTCGTAGGTCGTGGCATAGTTTGGACAATTTGCATTAACAAACTATTGTTAACATCTAATTTTTTATTGACTACTTCATCCAGTTTTTTAATAGTTCTGTTCAGGCTATTTTTATCTGCATCATGGAGTTTTTGTATTTCCCTAAGTCTGCTGTGTATATTTGAAAAAGTTAATTTAACAGTTTCTTTGCTGATTTTGCTTTTATTACTAAGTTCAACTGCATCTACTCTATAAAACATTACAGATATGCCTACAACCATTGGCAGTACAAATCCTACTATTGCTACAGCAAGTGTTCCATATTTCTGCAACCATGTAGGTTCTCTCTTAGCTTCTTCGTGCATAGTATGTATCTCAGCTTGAAGTTCACTAATAATATCCATGTTCTCTCTGCGATTAGTGTTGTCATGGTCATCTGGATTATAGTTCATTTTTTTAATGCATCCGCTATCTTAGGAGTAATTTTTTCAATACTTCTACCGGCTACATAACCACCTAAACCGAGTTGTAATAGTGTCCATGCCTCTTCAGCAAGTGGGGTAGGTAAAAAACCTAACGAGTCTAAAACAACTAACACAAGAAATGTTAACATTGTTATAGGTCGCCAACTGCTTTGTATCCATGAACTACCTTGAGCTTCAGCTACTATAATATCTGATTGACTCTTTAATAATTGCTGTTCGTACTCCATAGTTTTTTCAAATACGGAGAACTGTAATTTATAAAATTCTAATCTTAGTGATTCTCTTTCTTCATCAGAAGTATGGATATCATCTATAAGTTTTGCTACAGGAGTTATAGCAGCTTGTAAGAATTTAAAGATACTCATAATAGATAATCCTCTGGAAGTATATAATTAATCATTAACGAATAAACTCTAGTTCAGAAATTAAATTATATTGATCTCTTATAACTTTGATTCCTGTAACTTCTTGTTTATCTTTATTCTGTTTCATAAGAACACCCAGAGCTTTAAGCAGTAGATCTTTATTAAATTCGTTACTTTTAGTAACAGTTGTCTGAATTGTTTTAGCTGTATTGATATTATCAACTAAAGTTTTCTGCATAGTAGCAGAAAGCTTGTCTGTATCAACAGTTACATTTACTTCAACAGGTTTACTATTAGTTAAAAGTTCCTCTAAAGGTACTCCTGCATCTAACAATTCTTCTATAGATAATTTAGATTTAGACACAACCTTCCTCAACCATCTGTTTTAAAGCTCTTAATATATTATCACTTTTTACAATAAGAGTACTATACCGGGTCTTACTAATACCTGCAAAAGCAGATAGTTTAGCGTCCTTTTTATAGACAGAAGGATTTGGAATAACAAACTTACTAGTATCTATTTGACTTAACTCATCTACAAATTTAGAAACTACTGGCGGTTTAGTATTAGTAAGCAGTTTCAGTTCCTGCAGGGCATAACGGTGTGCACCAGCTTCTAGTTTAATAGCACTATCAGCTAAATATTTGTTACTAGCATCTTCAAGATTAAAGCTTTTTGCAATAGCTTGTGATGTAACAGAAAGATACTTTTCTGTTAAGTTTTTCTGTTTAGTGTGTCCAACTTCGTGTGCAACAATAAACTCTAATAGTGTTTCAATCGGTAAAGCATTTAGGATACCTGGTAAATTGATATTAAATTTGTCTAGTAAATACTGTGTGGTTACATTCTTCTGTCTACTGACTAAAGAATCTGTTTTACCGGTTATATGTGCAATAACTTCAGCTTTTGTAATTCCTTTGCGTAACGTTATTTTTCCATTAGTTGTTACCGCTAATGAACCATTATCATCAATTTTTTCAGTAAGTGTAACTTCTACTTCTTTATCACCAACACGAACAGTACTTTTTTCTCCTGCAGGTTTAGTTATAACTTTTTCTTTTTCCCTTTTAGTTTTTGAAGTATCTCCGACTATCTCATTAACTGTTTTACCTACTCCAAGTTCTAGCTTATTGCCGACCATAACTAATTTGTCAGTAGGTCTAGAGGTGGCTACATATAAAGATCTTAAAGTGTCTACCCATACCGGTGAACCCGTAGTTCCTGTTATGTTGCTGTAATCTACGTATACAGTTTTATATGTACTGCCTTGTGCCTTATGTGTATTAATTATGTAAGCTGGCCCTAATCCTTCAGTCAGTCCCCTAATTATACTATCTGCTATTCCTGGATACCTTTTCTGGTTAGCGGAGAACTGCTTTATTAAAGCTTTCTTAGTATTCTTATTTCCTATAATAATATCATAATTCTTACTGTCAATTGAAACAGGAAGCAAATCTACTGGTATGCCTATATAAGTACCGCTGCCTACCGTTTTTGGTATATCTATATAAGTTTGTCTTGTTTCCCCTGTAACAACTACTTCATCCCCGTTGTGCAAAGAAGTAGCAGATACTTCTCCATTTTTATAAGTAGACGCAATAGCACCAATCATTAAATGCTCGTCTACCAGAAAAGGATATTTTTCTACATCGGCAGCATGTGGGTCATTCGGAAACAGTTTTGCCCGTATTCTGGCTCTTATGTTTTTACTACTTTGATGTGCAGCATTATTATAATTAATCCATTTTACATTGAATTGGTCTTCTAGGTGTTCTTCAACAAATTCATCTATTATTGGATTAATATGTCCTGATTTATACAGAACCGTACCTTGTGCAGTTTTGCTGTCTTTACCGTCAAAAATAATATTAGGGTTTCTTTTACCCCTTATAAATTTAGCTCCTTCACGGATAGTAGAATATACATATTCAACAGCATCTGCCAAGATGTCTGTTACTTGCAGTATAGGTGAGTCACCTTGTTGTCTCATACGCTGGTACAAAGACGCAGTATTTGAAGAATCTACATCTGCGCTTAATGGATTACTAAACCCGGTCAGTTTGCTGAATACAGGAGATATACCTAATTTGTTAGGATCGCCTTTCTTGTCTACTGGGGGTAACTGCACATTATCTCCCATAAAGATAATGCGTGCATGTATCTCTTCTGCCAGATCTAATAACGACTCAACAGTACTGAGCAATGTCATAGAGGCCTCATCTACCACAATTAACTTAACACCTTCAGTCCGTAGTCTTTCTACACTATTTTCGTACAACATTAAGTCTTGTTTAAAATCTTCTCCTTCTTTTTTGCTAGGTACTAATCCCAATAGAGAAGCTATAGTAGAAAAGTTACTAAATTCTTTAGCGGAATTTTTTATTACCTGTTTTGCTTTATGCGTAGGCAATGCAAACTGTACTTCACTGGCAGGTACACCCATCTCTCTTATGGCTTTACTTATTACAGTAGTTTTTCCTGTACCACCTCTGCCAGATAATATAAAAATACGGTTAGTGGTTAAGTTACTCCACCAATTTTTTAGTGAATCAATTGCTGTAGTTTGATCAGCATTTGCATAAATATCTTTATTAGGAAACAGTCTATATTTTTTAGGCGTTACTACTTCTTTAGTCCCAGTAGATTCTAGAGGAGTACTAACAGCTTTTTCTGCTTTAACTTTTGTTTCCGTCTTTTTAGGCTCAGCCTTTGTTTTTGGTTTAGCTTTATCATCTCGTTCTTTAACCCAGGCATCTATTAAAGAATTAAATTCATCTATATTCTGTGGAGTAACTTGAGATAATTGACTAGTTACATGTGCTTTAAGTTTTGGATACTTTATACCTTCAATTTTCTTTAATAAAGCATCATACTTCTTATTGTACTCAGTATCGCTAGATTCTGGCTCTTTAGAGGCTGTTTCAGCAGACTTCTCAGGTTTGGCTTGTGATTGCTTGTCTGTTTGCTCAGACGGCTTAGAAGGGGCTATATTGGCTAAAGGAGACTTATTGAAAGAAGCTTTAGCTTGAGCATCAAACAGCTCAATATGTTTATCTATTAAGGCTATTTCAGAACGTAGCTGTTTTTCAAATGCAGCTGCATGCTGTTTATACCCCTTAGGAGGATGTTCTAATTTGTATACTTGGCTATCTCTAAAAGATACCAATGCCTGCATTGTCTTAACTAATGCTTTAAAGTTCTGTGATTGTATGGCAGAAGCTACTTTTTGTTTATACTGCTTAACTCCAAGAAAGCCTTTTACAGGATCTCCTTCTACAATATCTTTATTTACTTCTCCTACACTGGTAGCTTGTTGTCTAGCTTCTTCATAAGTTTTAACTACTGTTTTATCTTCAGTAGATAAGTCGTTAAAAAATATATTCCCTTTAATGCTGCTTAAGGTTTTAGTCTCTACATCTCCACCAGCTTTAAGTGTATTAACTACTGTGGCTACTGCTGCTTCACTAACTTCGGCAGAGACATCTTTAGAGTTGTTAATAACCTCTTCTGCCTGTTTAGGTGTAAGACCAGTAGTTTCTGCAGACTTTACAGCTAATGCTATATCGGTAAGTATTTTAACTTTACTGCTTAATTCTAAAATACGATCTACATCTTTACTGCTTCCTTCTGCAGTAGCGTCAATACCTGCATTGGCTTTGTCTATCAGGTCCAATACAGAAGAGAGATTATCTTTATGTTCTTCGAAAGTAGTAAATTTAGAGGTGTCTTTTTCTATAGCTGCTTCTGCAGCAGTTATAAAATCATTGCTGGCTACAGCTTTTTCTTGACGTTTAGTTGTGCTTGTTTCTATAGCTTTATCTATTGCTTTTGATGCTTTATCAAGAGTTTTAGAAGCAGCTGTTTTAACTCCTCCAGAAATTCCAGATACTGCTTTTACTCCTCCACCTACTCCAGCACCAATAGTTGCGTTGACTGCAGGAGTTTCCAGCAATGCAGGGTCTAGTAGGCCTGTAACAGTATCACCTCTACCAGACAGTTCTGTTAAATATTCTGCTGAGTATTCTTGTACACTTTCAGCAGTACTGCCTTTACCAACATTCCCCGCTGTACCTAATAGTGTTTGTTTAGATTTAACTGCTTTCGCTACATTGCCTAACTTACCAAACAAGAACTTAGATTCGATAGTTTCAATAGCAGCTGATACGCCAGCAGCAATCATTATGTTCCGCAAATCATCACCATCAGGCTCTAATCCATTATGTGTTTTTTTATGGCGGTCTATTGATTGCTGTGCTCTATCACCGAATACGCCAGCATAGGCCATTGCAAGAGCACTACCACCCTTGGCCATTGCTGCCATAGTAGCAAACGACTGACCAAATACTTGTGGCAATGCTGCAGGGTTATTAACAATAGAGCCACCAAGTCCAATCAGCACATCTACTGCTCCACTGTTATCGCGGTAAGCCCGGGTAGCATCTTTGTGAAATTTTTCTGTAAGAAGAGGGTTATGAAATTTATCAGTAAAAGACTGTGCATGATCTCCCAAGATGTCAAAGAAATCTAACATATTTACATTCATGGCACTTTCTTCACCACCAACAGCATTAGCTATTATATTGGGAAAAGATAGTACAGAATTTAGAAGAGTTCCACCACCACTTACAAGAGAACCGGCAGTATTGACCAAGTACCCCAAGCCAGTCTGAACCGTAGCATCGTGAAGATAATAAGGAAATTCTCTTGGATTGTTTATAACAACCTGTTCATCTTCGACGTTAGACAAATCTACTGTGTTATAAGGCACGTTAGATAAGTCTAATGACCTATAAGGTACAGCACCAAGATCTATTTGTTTCTGAGTAGTTGTATCAAATAACTCATCTTGCTTTTTTGCAAGAATAGAGTCAAACAGTTGAGTATCGTCAGATAGCGTAGACATCTAATTAATCAGTTTTTAATTGTTTTTCTGCAGCATCAATTTGCTTACGCAATTCCTCACTACTTACTCTAGATGCTATATCTCTACTTTCTAAAAGAGTTGTTAACTCTAATTGTATGTTAAGTCTGTCTACCTTTTCTTTGCCTTTTAAATTGCTGTCTATAGTCTTTTTTAATTCTTCTTGTAAATTTCTTATTTTACTGTCTTCTAGCTGTCTTCTAGCTTTATTTACAGCACGAGTTAAAGGATCAACAACTTCTTCTTCTTCTTTAGGTCTCAATTCAGGGTCAAAACTGCTTCTTTCTATTGTTCCTGTTTTGTTTGCTTCAGAATTTTTCGTAGTATCACCTCTTAAACGGGCTTCTTCTACGGCTTTAGAATAAGCTTTATCCGGAGTTACCAAGAAGTCTTTTACATCTCCAATAAAGTCAGTAGTAGCTTTTGTTACTTTTTTTAGATCGTTACCAACATTTTTACTATATTCATAGGAAGTCCTAATTCTTTTTACTTCAGTTTTTACTCTGGCATTGCTTATATTATTTACATCTTTATCCGACATAAAGGATAGCAATTCTGGGTCTAAACTAATTAAATTGAACTGGTTTATGTCAGGATCAATACCTATTATCTCACCATCTTTAAAAATTAGAGGAGAATCCGCAGTATTAGCCGCTTTTATTTTATCTTTTCTTGATTTCTGTACAACAGTTATTGGTGCAGTAATTGCAGCAGGTTTTTTGTTACCTGTATCCAACAGAGAAAACGCTTTTGCTCCACCAGTAGTTTCGGGATCAGCAACAACATTATTTTGTGCCTCAACAGCTTTATCTAGAACACGGTTATAAGCTGCTCTATTAAAAGCAGTATCTCTAATAAGAGCATCTTTCTTTATTCTAGCTAATGCTTTCTTTTTATCCTGAACAGTTCTCTGTTCTGAGTTAAGAAGGTTTTGGTCAATATCTCTTTTAGCGTTAGCAGCTGTTAATAGGTTTTGCTGCAATACAGAATCTCTTGCTATACCATCTATTAACGTTATCATATCGTCTATGTTTATAGCTTTGCTGCCTGTATCAGGAGCTGTGTCGATAAGTGTACGTAAAGCATCATCAACCATCCAGGGTTGTACAGTATTATTGTTAACACCTTTCTTGTATAGACCATCTATAGTTCTTTTTAGCTTTTCTCCACTTTCAGCAAAGAAGTCCCTCCAAGAACTTATATTAGCTAATTCATCAACAGTATCTTTTACTGTAGATGCTTTCATAGACAACAATGCTTGTGCTTCAGTAGGATTATGCTTGGTTTCTCTCTCTATCCGTGCCAACTGTCTATCAGCACCTAATCTTTCGTGAGCCAATGCCTGGTCCAGTTTAACTTCTTCTGCTACATACAGAGCATTTTCTTCTGAAGTAAGAGTATTTAAACTTTTTCTGTACGCAGTATGGTCAGCAGCTAATTTTTTAGCCTGTTCATCAGAAGCATTAAATTCAGTTTTAGCTCGCTGTGTAAGACCTTTAGTGTACTCACGCTCTGTCTGTACAGGAACAAATTCAGATTGTCTTAACAGTTCACCGAATTGTGCTTCTTGCTCTGGAGTAGTGCCTTCAGCAAAGTTGATAGTTCCACTTTCATCTACACCTGCAAAGTTTGCAATAGCAGGATTATTTGCAAGAATATTTTCAACGATGGGTTTATTTTCAGCTAATCTAGTATCGTATTGTCCTTGCAGCTCTGTACCTAATAATGCTAATTGGCGTTCTTGTAACTGTGCTTGAGCTTGCTGTAATGCAGCACTGTCTAAATCAGCCTGCCTTAAGCCTTCTATATTAACATTTGTCAAGTCTTGCAGATTACCGGCTTCTCTTAGCCCGGTAGCAAATAATCCTTTTTGTTCATCCTGTAAATTAGCTTTAGCGGTTTCTGCCATAGAAGTAGCTTTAGTTAGGGCTGTATTAAACAGATCTCCAGCTTTGCTCAGATCAGGTGCTTTAAGATTGGATATACCAGTCTGCGCATAAGGTATGGAAGAAGCCATTAGACAGTACCTCTAACTCTACGATCAGCTGTTTGGTTTTTAACAATATCAGCTAGGTCACTTCTAGAAGCTCCACTCTGTACTGCTCTGGCTCTAGCCCTATCTGAAATAGCCGCATTCGCTATATTCGCTCGATTGGATAAATCAGTTTTAGCCAGACCTCTACTAAAATTAAAAGCAGCCCCTTCTAACCCATACTGCTTCAGTCCAAGTATTCCACTTCCTAAAGCACTAAAGGCTTCTAGACCAGGAATTAGTTTCCCGTCTTTGCCCAGTAGTTTAGACAGGATTCCTGAACTTTCTTTATTAGCCCCACCTAACAAGTTTGTTGGCAAATTAACAGCATTTCCCATGCTTTGGTACTGAGGTATGTTAGTAAAAGTGCTTGGATCAGCTGCATTAAAGTTAGGGAAAAGAGGTTTATACCCAGTATTTTGAGGTTGCACATTTGTAGAAGGTGCAAAGGCAAATGGTTTTGAACCAGCATATTGGTCAAGAGATCCTAACCCATTAGCAGCAAAAGGTGATTGGTATTGGTATGCTTCATTAGCCATGGTGGTTACCGTATATAGTCAAGGTTTAAGTTATTATCTACATAATTATGCAGTTGGTCAAATACAAGCTGACCGGGAGCTGTATTCAGTGTACGGGTATAGAAGTCATTAGGATCTTCATATGCGTATGTTGAAGCATTAATTGCTGCTGAAGGATTAAGCCTATTATCTGCGTTTAAGATATCTTGTGCTTCCTCTATTTCAGTTTCTAGTGCTTCTTTATCTTTTCTAAAATCCTCATACTCTTGTTCTAGCACAGAGTACTGAGATTTAGTGTATGTGTTTAAAACGCTGGAGGCAGAATTAGTAAGTCTGAGAAGTTTTTCTGCAGTACTTAATTTAGTAAGAGCCATTTTGCTTAAACTATTATAACTAACGTAAATAGCAGTAAAAGCCAAAATAACTTTTGCTAGATCATTATTGCCAAACTTGAGAAATAGTTCTGTTAATATAGCCTCAAAAGCGTATTGTTTGATTATTGCTTTTCCAAGCTCAATCAATACTTCTGAAGTTGAACCAGAAGGATCTCCAAGCAGTGCTACTACAGAAATAACTCTCAGAGTAAGCTGCAGTAAACTTAAAAATGCTCCTGTCTGGTACCATTTAAGATACTGAGAGTCTGAAGCGTATATCAGCAAATGTTTAGAGGAAGAAATAATAGTATCTCCTTCGGAAGTAAGAAGATCTACGATATCTAAATGTCTTAAAGGTATTATAAAATTTTTATGTTCTGGAGTAAGTTCCAGGCCTTCTGTAAAAGTAACTAGGTTAACGGGGTGAATCTTCCCACCAGAAACAGTTTTAACCATGTGGTAAATATATAACCCATGAATTACTATTTCCGTATAAGTAGATAGAGTGGTTTGATGCCTGATAGTCACATAGTCTAGCAGGTATTCAAGTTCTTCCTCTAAATCACCGTCAGGTACATACGTGTGTGTACCATTAATACTGAAAGTTACAGTATACGTATCACGTTCTGATACTTTGCCTTCTATTTCAGTAACTGTTACATAATTGTATATAAGATCGTAATCGAAGGTTTCTTCGTTAATCAGTAGTGTTGAAGGTGTAAACAGTACTTCATCAGCTAGTGCAGTATCAAATGTTTCTTTAGTGCCAGCTATCGACTCTAAACTACTGAAGAGCTTAAACAGTATCTCCTTTTCTTCCTGTGTATCAGAATAGATGTTTATGCCATATATTACAAAAATGTCTGAGATCTTATCAAGATCAGCAATATTAACTAATTCATTTTTGCTGTTATACTCTTTTGTTACTTGGTCAGTAAAATCATCTAGATTTATTTTTGTAGTTCTTAATAAATTTTTTGTTGTTATGTACAATTCAGAAGTTTTATCGTCATTAGTATTTTTATCGTTATACCTGATAGGTACTATAGGTATAAATTCTTCAGCAGAAGATGCTGTAGGTAATCCGTAAATATAACTACTCTTTGCGTAGTTGTAACAATTTATTAAATCTCTCTTATACCCTGTAAGAGTTTGGTATTTAATAGTATCCGTTAAATCTTCGTTGCGTGAAGAAGCTAAACGGATAGCTTCTGCTATACGGTTTTTAGGTTTTTCGTTGACAAGAGGGACAGTCTGTACAGAAGTACTAACTACTGTTTTACCACTAAAAGGCCATCCCATAACACATTTTACTCAACAGTAATTGTTACAGTATCAAAATCTGTCTGTGGGGTATCTTCATCAGACTCGATAGTAAGCCTAAATACGTAATCTCCAGGAACTATACCAATATCTGCAATAGTGGCTTGTGCTGCATCTGCGTTGATTATAGTAGGAGATGTTGCTGTATCAGGAACAGAATCTACTGTCCAGGCCCATGTAGCTATCTCTATAGACGTATCCAAGTCTGTAGGAGAAGTTGATCCTGTACCATCTAATTGTATGTAGCTGCTAACAGCTACTGTTTGATCATTACCGGCATCAGCATTGAACTTGTAAATGCTCTCTGTTATTTCAATACCTTTACGCAGTTTGATAATTAAGTCTTCTATATCATCATTTCTGGCTCCATCAGGAGCATCTATAGCGTCACCAGATACTGATTTGGATATTCCCCAGGAATCCATCATAATCTTTAATGCTTTTTGTTCAGCATCCCGGGCAAATCCGTCTGTCTGAGCTTGGTGTAAAGCTTTTTGTTTGCCTATTGTTCCAAGCACAGTATTGCCATCTACAATATCTAAAATTTGTGCTTGTTCTGTAAGGGCTCTTTGCTCCAGCAGTGCAACTTCTGCAATTCTACGTGCTTCAGAAGAGGTAACTTGTTCTACTACTCCTACATAAGCTACAGCTTGTGCTAATGCAGTTTGCATAGATCCTAAATAGACATTAGCGTAATCCTTACCCTGCAATCTACCAAGTTTAAACTGAGAATCCAGTTGAGAGTTGATACTGTCCATGAACTTATCAAAGTAACCTGTACCGTTAGGGGTACCAGTAGTTATGTCTGTAATATCAACCATCAGGATTCTCAGTATAAGTTAGTCTTTAGCAGCAATAGCTTGTTGCTGAGCTAAGTCTTTTAGTTCAGCTTTTGTAAGAGGAGGAAGTACCTCTATAACAAATTCAGGCAATAGCTTAGATTTTCTTACATCCTTACCATGCATGCCTTTTATAGTATAAAATTTACTGTATTTCTTTTCTTTTAACGCTTCGTAAACGATATTAGATACGTGCCAACCTGCTTCCCAATCCAAAGGTATGTACTCCTTATGAGTACCAAGTTTGGCAGATCCTACCGAAATAAATACGGTTTCGTCATTCTTTTTGTTAGGGTTATTGCAACTAAGCCTAATTCTTACCTGTCTATTAGTGTTTCTTTTTGTTGCTTTAGCTTGTTCGGCTGAATACTCTGCATGAGTCATCATGGAGAATGTTTTACCTGGTTGTTTGGTGAAAGGTTTAGCAGGCTCATCTCCTGCTGTACCGTCATTTAAAAAATTATTTACTCTAGTACGGAGTTTGTCTACTCCTGTATTAGGATGAAATTTAATACCCAGACTGGTAGCTCTTTTTTTAAGAGTAGTTAACTCGTCTGGAATAGTGTTTTCTGCTACTTCTGTATCATTCATTTGTATGTCCTCTGCTTAAGCAGGTTTTTGTTGGATGTATTACTTTAAATTTACTTCTTCTTTACTACAGCTTTTTTCTTTACTGTTGGTTTTACTTCAGTTTCAGCTTTTCGTTGTTTCATCTTTAAACGTAGAGATTGTTTAGTGTGTACAGTCATAATATTTTCCGGTTAGCTAATAAAGGGTAGCCCCGAAGGGCTACCGATTAGGTTAAGTGCTTACCACTCAGCTACAGACCATAGTACAGCCAAACGTTCAGGCCTAAGGATCATAGTACCGTAGTACCATTTGATTGAATAGAATCCTGTTTCGCCAAACTTATCCAGTGCGTAAGAAACATCACTTTCAGGTTTAACATGCTTGATCTTAAACTTCACAGTCTTTCCATCAGTTTGGAAACCGATAGTAGTAAAAGAACCATCACCAACTACTAGCATAGGATACGCGTTGTAGCTTAGTGAAGCACCATCTGCTGCTGATCCATAACGGAAAGAAGAAGTTTCTTCCAGGGCATCAGAAACATCAGCACCAGCACCTTGCTTATGCATCATTTCAGGTACAACAATGAAACGGAAGTTATCAATAGCACCAAACTCACCACGAGCAACATTACCTGCATCAGCATACTGAGCAACAGGAATAAATGCTTTGTTATCATGATAATCAGTCATACGCATGACAGTAGACTGCAGCTCTGAACCGATATAGATATACCGAGCAGCATTGACTACTTTGGTATCGACCATACGAGAACCCATAATAACCTTAGTCATTTTAGGTGTACGGTTATTGTCTAACTCAATTCCAAGTTTAACCAGGTCATCATAGTTAACAGTACTGTTTGTGTTACCAGCAGCAAAAGGATTAGCGGCTTCTTCACCATTAAGAGTAGCAATAGAAGTAGCTGCTCCAGCATAACGTACAACACCAGCACCGTTAATTAGATCAATCTGAAGTTGGTCTTCAGTGATTTCATTAGCAGCTTTAACTGACTCACTGGTAATATGTCCCAGTAGTTCAGCATCAGAATCAAAATCTAGAGACTCTTTAGTGTACTTGTCATGAATACCGAATTTTTCGATAGTACCTTCAATTTCAATACGCTTGTGACCAATACGGTTAACTTCTCCACCAGACTCACCTAATGCAGGAATCTTACCCTGGATAGTACCGATATCTTTACTGGAACCGTATAGGTTACCGTAAGGGGCACTAGCAGTTGCAGCGATAGCTGTCATTGCATAATCAGTACTGATAGCAGTAACCAGTTCTGCATAAGAAGCAGCAGCATCAGCAGCTACGTCAGTGATAGATGCACCAGCATAACCCTGACTAACTGCCCAGGCATTGAAATTAGCTTTAGCTTCTAAAAGAGCAGCAGCATCACTGGTAGTAGAGTCACCACGAAAATAAAAGGTTTGAGATTCAGCACCGTTAAGAGGAAGTACTGAAATATAAGCAATAGATAAAGTACCAGCAGAAGGAGCAGCACCTAAAGCATCAAGTCCTTGCTCATTCTGGTTACGATCATCCAGTACAGGAAGATAATGGAACTGTTTAATCTTCTTGCCCATATTTTTAGGCATAGCAATAACACTTGCCAGCTGACCAAAATAGGATTCTTTAGCTGCTTCTACTAACGCTTTTTTGTTGTAGTAGTCAGTACGAGTTTGTTCACCAATACTGGAGTCACTTCCGCCAGCTGGATCATTATAAATTTGTGTCATTTGGGTTCACCATAAATTAATTACATAAAGTTTCTTTCAGCCAACTTATTAAATTCTTCATCAGAAAGACTAAGTGGGTTAAAAGCGTTATTAGCCTTCTTTCTAGCAGAACTAGAAGTAGAGCTTGCAGCTTTTTTCTTTTTACTTAGTTTAGGATCTACAACCTTTTTCGTTGTGGTACTAGTTTTAGCCGGTGCAGCAGACTTACTTTGAGAAGAATTAAATCCTCCGTTAGCATTGATTGCATCACCTACCGTCTTGTACGCATCCAAGTCAGACATGCTTGATGGAAGTTGGCCCAACATACGTTGAGTTTCTACAGCAGCTGCAATTTTAGTATAAATGCCTGATTGCACATGGTCATTTAGTACTTTAATAGCTGCTGGGTTATCCAGTAACATCTGTTTACTTGTAGCATCCCACTCTTTGCTAATGATATTGAGAGTCTGAGAGTAAGAATCTGTGTCTCTAATACTTCCTAGAGTTTCATCTAATTCAACTTCTTTGTCATTTACAGTGTAGTTATTTGGGTTATAGTCTATTTTTTCGTCTGTGTCAATATCATGGACATCTAACCCGCTTTCCTTGACCAATTTAGTAAGTGCTGCAGGGTTTTTCTTATCTAAATCAATCAAGTAGTTTAATTTGCCTTCATCGAGCAAATCATTATTTTCAAGCATTTTAAGAATACGAAGATTAGGCTTCAATCCTGTCATTTTCTTATGGTAATTAGCACCCATCTGCATAAGCGTTCTGGCTTCTTCTACAGAGCTGATACTAATTTCTTTACCATTCGCTTTAAAAGGTTTTAAAAGCGCATTGTGTTGTGCTTCAAAATCAATCTGTTCAGCTTCTTCTGGTTCTTCCGAAACCTCTTCATCAACTTCTTCTGACTGCTCTTCTGTTTCAGTATCCGCAGAAACTTCTTCTTCTTCCTCAGTTTCTTCCTGAGGTTCTTCAGCTTCAGCTTTCTCTTCTACAGTTTCTGTACTTTCAATATTTTCAAGCACAGCTGTTTCAAATTCTTCATCAGACATTTCTAAAGGTTGAAAGGAAGATTCTTCAGCAGGACTTTCTTCCTGTTCCTGCTCTGCTGCTTCTTCAGTTTCAACTACGTCTTCTACAGTTTCGGTATCTTCTTCAGACATGATTATGCTCCATCACCAAGTAACACTTCTTCACGAAGTTCATCCAGAGTTTCATTATTATCCCTGATACTCTTTTTGGCAGTATTTCCTATCAATCTGACTTTATTGAAATGTTCTTTAAGGGTACCAATAGCCAACATGCAGTTATCGATGTATGCCTGATTTTCGGTAGATTGCATGTTTTCATCTGCTTTTAGGTGTACCAAACGTATAGCTTCATCATGAAAGTACCCGGTATCTACTACCAACTGGAAATCTTTTGTATGAATCATACGTTCTAAAGCATCAGCTTTATCGCTCAGTTTAGTAGCTTCAGCTAAAGTAATTTCTACTTCTTGTATTTGCTCACTAGTATTCATTTTCGTGTGTCCTCTTTAAGAGATTATTAAGTTAAGAGCTATAAGGTTGCTCGTTACCTTTACTTACGTAAATTTATATCGCAGAAGTTTCTGCTGTATCCTCTGCTAACATCTTATCAGCAGCTTTTAAATCTAAGGCTGCTTGTCTGTCATATTCTTTCTTTTCAATTTCCTGTTCTTGATCTTGGCCAGATTCTTTACGCAAGAAGTCCAGATCTTGCATATCTGCAGTACTTCCAAGCTGTCTAGCTTTAGCTTGTTCAGTAACAGTCTTAGCCTCTTTAAGTCCAACATCAACGGAGTTCTCTTGTCCTTTAGCTTGCTCATTGAATACTTGTGCTTCAAGCAAAGCTATCTCAAGTTCAGCTTTTTTCTGCTGTAACGGATCAGGAGTAGGTTGATAATTATCCAATTTTTTAGCAAGTTCTGGCATCTTACGTAATCTGGCAATATCAGCCATAATCATGTATGTCATTTCTGGATCAGTATTAGGACCAACAGTCTGCAGCATAAAAGATAACTCTTGAGCTTTCTCGTTATCAGCTTCGGCAGTAGATATAGAAAGCTTGATATCAAAATTACCAGCCAGATCGTCTCTACGTATTTCTACAAATTCTGAATTGGTTATTCTAACGATTTCTACTTCAGACAGAAATTCTGCATTCATAGATATAATCTTACGACCTATCTGAATAATGCCATCAGCTATTCTACGTAACAGGATTAAGTCCCGTTTAGCGGTAGCATCTAGAGCACTTCTTATACCTGTAGCAGTGCTTCCAAGTGAAGTACCTGTAATGCCCTGGCTAAACGCTTTAACGCCTGTAAGAGCCTCTGCTTCAGCATTTTGCATATTAAGCATGAACTGAGCTGATTGTGGGATTTCAGGGTATGTATGATTAATTATGGCGGTTCTAGGGTCTACTGTGGGATTGAACTCATAATCTTTTCCGTTTTCAAACCTGCGTTTATTAGTTACATCTAACGCATCTATACGCATACCAATTTGACCATTGGCGCTACGTCCCATGATATCAATCATACCCCTGGTAACAGCTCCGGTAATCTTCTGATGTTCTTCTAACAATGCTCCGTCAGGTTCTCCGTATAGAGAATTTTTAACAGGAAGATACTGCCTAATTACGAAAGGTAGTTTTTGATCCGGAAAAGGATTCTCTTCCATGCGTATAAGTGTTTCACCTACCCAGGTAACTACAATAGGTACAGTACTGCCTGTACCGTGAATATCGTAATACCCCCAGTACTCATAAGCTTCTAGTTTCTTTCTTGGTTCATCTTTAAAACTGAAAGACGGTTGAGGGGAAACATCTGTATCTGCAGTAGACAGAGGTGAGGCAGTTTCTGTAATAATATTGTTTAAATTGACATACTCAATACCAGATTTTTCTAACTCAGACTTAGAGGTTTCAAACCGGTAGATTATGAATTCTGCTTTATCAGGATCACCTTTAGCCGTAGGATCAATGATTACATCTTTATAGTCACAGACAACTACTGTTGGCTTATTTACCAATACTTTAGTTTCTGTTTCTATTCTTGTACCAGCTTGATTAGCTACATGAGGTATGCCTGTTTGCATAAAAACATCATGAGCTTGTCTTATATCTTCTGGAAGTTGGTTATAGTCATCCGGGGATTCAAACATTAATGCATGCAGTTCTTGTTCTTGCTGCATAGCCTGTGGATCTTCTACAGGAAAAAGTTCAAATACAGGAATTTCTGTTTCTACTTCTTCGTCAGCATAATCCCAACCAACCCTGGCTATAAAAGTACCTTCATTGACTGCTGCATGAATGTAATCATCAATAAACTTAGTTTTGTTTATTTTTGTGTTGAATTGATTATTGATTATTAAACTGTTTTGAATAGCACTTTTCTTGTCTCCAGCAGCTACAGGTTCAAGATTAAATAAATCTTCAGTACTTAAGAAAGGCTCAACTAATGCTGCACACCTCCATTCTGACTGCTTACGAATAAGTTTTGGCTGTATGGAAGAATGTCCTTTAATCTTTTTAGGCTTGGCAGCACCTGTTACATTAAGATTGTCCAGCCAGGCATCTATCTTCAGCGTATAGTGCTGATGATCAGGGTATGCTTCCGTAAGTTCGCTTTTAAGATCTAACAGAGTTGGCTCGTTAACCCATTCGGTGAGCTTTTTTCTTGCAAACTCATCTGTTTTATTAGTTTCATCTGTCACAAACTTAATCCTCTATTAGGTAACCATCAAAGTCACTGGCTATACTTGTATCGTTGTCTGATACATTTTCTACTGTTACTTTTAAATCTGTTCTAGCAGAGAAAACCATAAAACCGTTGTTCTCAAATTTGTAAGGAAACCCAGTAGCTATATCAATAACCCTGTTAGATACAAATACTGTAGAACCATATTCTCTAGATCTTACAGTAGCTGTTCCTGATCCTGGTGAACCACTAGTTCTTATAAGAGATATATTACCTCGTTTGACATACAAAGTACTGCCAGCAGGTACTGTATACGCCATTATACTTGTAGCATTAAACCCTATGGGCATTAGAGCAAAAATATTAGTTGTAGTTGTAGTATGCCTTAACGTAATTTCTCCTGCATTTGCTTCTCCACTACCCACATCAGATACCCATACACGACTGCATCTGCTGTATGTTTGTGCTCCTAAAGATACCGGGGTAGTTCCATTAAGAGCTACCGTGATATCAGGCATAAGTACACCATTTTCGTCTAGTAAATTCCGTACAACAACCTCTCTTGCACCTGTACCTACACTTGTATCAGTAGCATCAGAAGAGAATATTTCCATAGTTTCAGCAGCACCTGTAGGAAAGCCGGAGTAAACAGCATCTCCGTTCCATAAGTCTTTAGGGAAAGTATCTACTGTATCGATATTAGTTAACCTACCG